GGGCGCGCTGGCGTTGAGTGCGGTGTATGGCGCGGTGTCGCTGATCGCGAATGCGTGCGGGACGATGCCGCTGGAGATCGTGGACGAGCGCGCAGATGGCGATCGGCGAAAGGTCAGCGGAGGACGGCTGGCAGCGATGCTGCGCTACCGCCCAAACGAGGACATGAGCGGCGCGGTGTTGTGGACGCTGGTGTACGCGCACATGCTCTTGTGGGGCAACGCGTACCTCGCGAAGATCCGCAACAGCATGGGGGAGGTGGTGGAGCTCTTTCCCATCCACCCGCAGTACGTGAGCCCCTACCGCCGGGCTGAGGATGGGCGCAAGACGTTTCGGGTGCGGATGATGAGCGGCACCGAGTGGATCGAAGCGGACTACGACAAGCGCGACATTCTGCACGTGATGGGTCCGAGCTTCGATAGCGGGATTCAGGGTGCTAGTCCCATTGCGGTGATGCGTAACACGTATGGGCGGCACTTGGCGCAGTCGGAGTACCAGTCGCGATTCTTCCAGGACGGACTGTCAATACAGGGTGCGATTGTTACGCCAGAGCGCCTGAACCCGGATGCGGTGGCACGTATCAAGCAGATGTGGCGCCAGGACCACTCCGGTGCGGAGAACATGTGGGGCATTAGCGTCCTGCATAGTGGTTCGCAGTTTGTGCCGGTGTCGATGAGTCCTGAGGATGCCCAGTTCATCGAAACGATGCGGTGGGGTCACACCGAGGTTGCTACGGCATTCAACATTCCCGCTAGCCGTCTGAACGGTGAGGGGTCTTCGCTGACGTACGCGAACCAGGGACAGGACGATCTATTCCTGTTCAAGCAGACGTATCACCCGCGCATTGTGCTGTGTGAGATGGCTCTGAATCTGGACGATGACTTGTTCGGTTATACGAGTGCGTGGGTGCCTCGTTTCAACACCGATGCGGCGTTGCGCGCGGACGTTGAGACGCGATTCAAGGTGTACGAGTCGGGCCGGCGGATGAAGGCGTACAGCGCGAACGATGTGCGGCGGATGGAAGGAATGGAACCCCGTGAAGGGGGCGACGATTACGACGATGGGGCCACGGCTGCGGAGTCTGTGGTTGGGGGTGGTAGTGGTGCGTCCGATTGAGGAATTGCTGGAGATTCGCACGGGCATTCCGGCGGTCGAGATCCGTAGCAAGATGGACGGAACGCGCAGCGATCCCCGGTGTTGGAATGCGCCGCTGATCGTCACACGCAGCGAGAAGACCGAAGCGCGCGCCACAGACGAAGACGAGCAAGCACCAGCTGGCGCGGGCGAAATGCGTCTACGCGGCTACAGCGCCGTTTTCGACTCAGACTCGGAACTGCTGTTCGGTTTCGTGCGAGAGCAGATCAAGCGCGGCGCGTTCAAGAACGTACTCAAGCGCGGGCCAGATGTGCGCCTCCTAGAGAATCACGAAGGCCGCCCACACGCGCGCACCACGAACGGCACACTGAAACTCGAGGAAAAGCCACGCGGACTGTTCCGCGATGCGCTGCTCGACTCGCGCCGCCAGGACTCGCGCGACCTGTACCACGGCGTTGAGCGGGGCGACTATTCCCAGTCCAGTTTCGCTTTCACCGTCGCGCGTGACGAGTGGCGCACCTGCGGCTGTGTGGAGCAAGACAACTACGCCGGCTGTTCGTGCGAGTGGGAGCGAGACATTCGCGAGATCGGCGAACTGCTCGACGACAGTGTAGTTACGTACCCGGCTTACCCCGACACGACTGTAACGGTCGCTCGTGAAAACGAGACCGAGGGGGAGCGGGCAGCGCTGGCTAGCGACGAGGAGCAGCGCGACACGGCCCCTGATGGTGATGCGTCGACAAGTGTTGACGCGAGTGACCCCGACGAAAACGCAGTGCTGCTGAGGCAGTGGCTGCTCACTCAAGGGGTTACTAATGAGTCAGGCACTGAAGGAGGCGCGACAGCGCGCTATTGACGAGCTGAACAAGCTCGCCGAGGTGGGGGAAACCCGCAAGTGGAGCGACGAGGAGCGCGAGCGCGTTTCCGAGCTTCGCGCCGAAATCGCCGATCTGGACGAGCGCATCTCGCTGCTCGATGAGATGCGCGATCGCAAGCCAGCCGAGGAAGCCCCTGCCGCTGCTGAGGCGAAGCCCGAGATTCGCGACGTCGCCAAGCAGGCCGCACCGAGCGTCGAGGTCACACAGCGCAGCGCCTACCAGGATCCCAAGCAGTCCTGGTTCCGTGACGTTGCAACCCTGCGCGACCGCACCGTGAGCAATGCGGACGTAAAGGAAGCCCGCGAACGCCTAATGGGCCACTACGAGGCCGAGGGGCAGGAAGGTTCGTACCGCGAGGTACGCGCACTGAGCGCCGGAACCGACGCTGAGGGTGGCTACCTCGTTGCTCCTGCTCACCTGCAGGACAAGTTCATCGAGTACCGCACCGCTGGTGTGCCGGTCACGCAGCTGGTCAGCAAGATGCCGCTGCCGCCAAAGACCGACCAGATCAACATGCCAAAGCAGGACGGCGCTACCGCCGTCGCGGTCCACACCGAGAACAACGACGCGCAGGAAACCAGCGCAACGTTCGCGACGGTGCAGGCCAGTGTACTGCGGTATGCGGGCGCTCAGACGATGCCGAACTTCCTGCTGCAGCGTTCGCTGCCTGGTGTGGATGAGATCGTTATGCGCGATCTCGCTCGCCAGCTGGCGGTGAAGGTCAATACCGACATCATCGGTGGCACCACTCCCGAGGGTATCCTGAACGCTGACGGTATCGGCACCGCCACAGCAACCGCTGGAACCGCGACGTTCGGTGATCTGTGGCCCGCGCTCGTGAACGCCATCTACGACGTGACCGCCGCCCACTACGTCGGCCGTCCCGAGGCGATCGTGATGCACCCGCGCCGCTGGGCTTGGCTGCTCGGACGCCTCGATGCGGACACCCGACCGTACGTCGGTTCGATCAACCCGTGGAACAGCCCCGCTGCGCTGCAGAACGTCGGACAGGGCCGCACCGAAGCAGCAGCACTCGTTGCCGGTGAGATCCTGGGCGTCCCGGTGTACCTGGACGCGAACATCCCAACGACGCTCGGATCGGGCACGGACGAGGATCGCATCATCGTTGGTGTGTTCAGCGAGGCGTACCTGTTCGAGGCCGCTCCGCAGTTCGCGGTGTCGACCGAAGCACAGTTCAAGAAAGACCAGACAATCGCAAGGGTAACCCAAGATATTGCTTTCACCGCAGAGCGATACCCTGGCGCATTTAGCGTGATTTCGGGAACCGCGCTCAATGACAGCCCGTGATCTGTTGGTAGGCTCAAGGTAAAAAGGGGGGGTGACCCGCACGGGTCACCCCCCCTTTTTACATGAGGCGGAGCTGATCGTTAGCGCTGCGGTTGCCCTTGCGCATGTTGCATAGCGGATGCGATACCGCGACGTTGGCATAACTGTGATCGCCGCCGAGCGACACGGGGACTAGGTGATCTAGGTGCCAATCATCGGGATCTGCGCGCTTACCACAGATGTGGCACTTTCCGTTGTCGCGCGCCCATACTATGGCGGGGTCTACTGCCTCGCGGATTTCGGCACCGCGAATGCGGGCCTTACGCACGCGATTCCAGCGCTTCCAGTTTGCGCGTGATTGTTCGGGGTTCTCGGAGCGGCGCTTGCGGACTGTTTGGTTTACGTGCTCGCGATTTGCCTCTTGCCATGCGCGTGTCCTGGCAATGCAGGCTTCCCGGTTCTGCTCCCGGTACACACGTACGGTTTGAGCCCTGCGCTCGGGGTTCTTCTCGCGGTACACGCGGGATCGTTCTCGTTCCCGTTCACGGAAGGCCGGGTCCTCGGATTTCTTTGCACGGCGAGCACGATCTTTTTCCCGGATACATTCGACGCAGTAGTTTAGGCGGCCGTCTCGCATCTTCGGATGTCGGTGGTACCGGTCAAGCGGCTTCGTAATTCCACACCCGCGGCAGGTCTTGCTGGTATTGTTCTGCATGTCGTCGCTCCTGGTTAGCGGTGGCCTGGGCTCGGGGTGTTTGCGCACCGCCGGGCCCTCTTATTTTCGCATCCTTGTCGGACGTTTTTGGTGCGGGCCTAGTTACCTAGTTACGGTGCTGGTGCTGGTGCATGACTGATTTGCCGAGGGATGAGGTTGGTGCGTTGAAGCGTGAGATGGCTGGGTGTCTCGCTCAGCGTCCGGAGCGCGCGAAGGAGATCGTGGCGCAGCTTGCTTCGCGGGGTGTGAAGGTCACGCTGCCGGCTGGTGTTGAAACGCGCGAGTTGTCACCGGGTGGGACGACTCGTAAGAAGGCGGGTTAGTTGTGGCGGCTGGGGATCTGACAACCCTGGCGGAAGTTCGTGCGTTTATGCGGTTGAGCGATTCGTCGCAGACTGACATGGATACCGAGCTGACGGCGTTGATTACGCAGGCTAGTGCGGCGATCAAGCGGTATACGCAGCGTGAGTTCGCTCCTCAGACCGCTGCGGGTGTGGCGCGCAAGTTTCGCTATTACGGTGGTGGTGCGTTGTGGTTCTCGAGCGAGGGGGCGTATGACGCTGCTGCTGTTACGGCGGTGTCGATTGATACGGAAACCTCCAGCCCACTGGCGCTCACCGTTGATGAGGACTATTTCCTTTTCCCACGTAATGCGCCGAATGGTGTGTATGAGGGGATGGAGCTTCGCAATATGTCGCCGCAGGGGCGGCATAGCGGGGTGGATTATCGTCCGTGGCGCCAAGTTACCGTGACGGGAACTTGGGGTTTCGCGAGTGTGCCGGACGATGTGGAGTTGGCCGCGCAGATGCAGGTTGCGTACTTGTATCGCCAGCATTCATCGGTCCCAGGACGTGATTTGTCTGGTGAGGGGGAGCGGTTTGGGCCGATGGCTTGGGCGCCTGGTGTGGTGCAGTTGCTTGCGCCGTACCGGATTTATGGTACGGGGGGCCGGGTCTAGGTGGCGCGTGGCTTACGTATTGATGTTGATGGGTTGCGGGAGCTTGGCGCGGATTTGCGCGAGTTTGAGCGCCGCTTGCCGCTAGCTATTCGCGCGAGCTTGCGTGGTGATGGTGGTGGTGCGCTCGCTACGGAAATGAAGATGCGCGCGCCGAGCCGCTCGGGGACGCTGCGTAGTGGTATTGGTGTGTACGTTGACGGTGATGGGGCGATGGTTGGGTATCGTGGCGCCGCGGCGAAGTTCAGTGGTGTGGCTGGTGCGCGTGATCAGCGTGGAGCGTGGGTGGAGTCTGGAACGAAGCCCCACACGATTCGCGCGAAGAATGGTGGCGCTCTGCTGCTTGGCGGGAAGTTCGTAGAGGAAGTACACCATCCTGGGTCGCGTGGGCAGGGCGTCGCTCAGAAGTCGATCAGGAGCGCGAAGTGGGAAGTGCTCGCTGATGTTGTCGACCAGTTGGATCGCATCGCATGAGCACTGTCACACAGGACGCGCGTACCGCGCTCGCCGCGAAACTGGATGACCAGTTCAGTGTGGTACGGAAGTACGATTCGCAGGATATTCACGGATCAAGCTATGTAACGATCGGGTCGCCGGATTGGCAGCTACGCGAGCAGCCGGAGCAGCCGGATCAGCAGTACGGCGTAGCGAGCATCAGCTTCCCGATTCATTGCTACACGCTGATAGACGCGGCGGACGCCTCGCAGGCGTATGTGGACGCGAACTTTCACAAGGTGTTGGCGGCGCTTGGTGGTGATCGTACGCTGGGCGGGAAGGTTCCGTCGTGCGATTTGGAGTCTGCTGTGAGTACGTCGTATTGGCGTACAGAGTCGGGGCAGATGTATGCGATTACCACGTTTGTGGTGGTTGTGACGCCGTTCGCGAACGTCGCGTAGTAACTACCCGGTGGGGGGGTGGTGTCCGGGGGTGAAGAGTGTTCCCTGCCGGAAGGTGTACGGATGAGCGCAGAAGCGCCCCTTACGATTCGTGACGTAGACGAAGCCCTTTTTGAGGTCGCGGCGAGTGCGGATGTTAGTAGGCGTGCTGCGATTGGGTTGCCGGGGGAGTGGCGTGATCGTGAGTCGCGGTTTCCGGCTGTGGTTGGTGCTGATTGTGTTGTGCGCGAGTTCGCGAGGGTGCAGGCTGGGTGTGAGCGGGAAACGCTGATCGGGGCGCGCTCGCTGCTGATGGCTGGTTCCCATGTGGGCCATGACGCGCATGTTGGGGAGGATTGTGAGCTTGCGCCGAACTGTGTGGTTGGTGGGCTTGTAACGCTCGGGGATCGCGTGAAGGTCGGGCTGGGCGCCGTGATCCTGCCTCATGTTACGGTGGGTTCGGACGCGCGGATCGGTGCGGGCGCGGTTGTTACGAAGGATATTCCGCCTGGTGAAACGTGGGTGGGGAATCCGGCGCGGCGTTTGCATACGTGGAGTGGCGTGTGAATCGCGTGGTGCTGGTTGGTGCGGGGTCGTGGGGCGCGAAGCTAGCCGCGCGGCTGGTGAAGCCGGATGTGCCGTTTATGCTTGCGGGGGTTGTGGATCAGAACCACACTCGTGCGGAGGCGCTTGCGCACGCTTCGGGGTGTGGCTGGTATGGCGCGCACAATCTTGAGGCCGCGGCGCGGTGGACGGATTGGGCGATTGTTGCTATCCCACCCGGCGATGAGCGGCAAGTGGTGTGTGAGGAGTTGCGCGCGCTCGGCGTCTACAACATTCGCGTGGAGAAACCGCTGGTGGAGGATCCCCAGTATGTGGATACCGTGGGGCATCAGACATTGTTCGCGCCGGAGGGGCGCTTGTTTGCGGAGATTGTGCGCGCGGGCCGGGTCGCGCGGTGGGAGTCGTATCGTTCGAGTAGCCGGCCGAGTGGGTGGGGGCCGTGGGTTGATTTAGCGGTGCATGATATTGCGTTCCGTATGTGGGTGGATTCGCGGATCGTGGGGGAGCATCGTGCGGAGTACACCGCGCCTGGTGTGATGCCTGAGCGGTGGACGCGGGTGGAGTTTGAGCATGGCCCTGCGGTAACGCTTGATGAGGCGCGGCGCGTGGTTGGGTGGGGCAAGGCGCGCGTGGCGTTTGCGGGCACGCCCGACCCGTTGGGTGTGGAGTTGCGTGCGTGGGCGCGTGGCGAAACGGTTGATCTTGGGCTCGCTAAGGACGCGGCCGATGAGGCGCTTGATTTGGCTGGGAGGGCAGCATGAAGCTGATCGCAATTGTGTCGTGGTGGGACGAGTCACCTACGTGGCTAATGGCCTGTATTCATAGTCTGACCCGGATCGGTGTGGATCATTTGGTGGCTGTGGACGGCGCGTATCCTGGTGTTGAGGGGGGCACGCGGTGGAGTGGTGTGGAACAGTCGGAAGCGGTGCAACTCGCTGCGGACGCTGCGGGCATCGGGTTGACACTGCATCGTCCAGACGAGTTGTTAGCGGAGCGTGAGAAGCGCTCGTTGTGTTTCCGTCTTGCGGGCGCGATTGGTGAACCCATGAGTGACTGGGTGACGGTCATTGACGCGGACGAGGTGATCGCTAACGAGTTCGATGTGAAAGCGTGGCTCGCTACCGGTGACGCTGAGCGTGACCATGTTGGTGGCGCGAAAATGATCGAGAGCATCGACCCTGCCACCACCGAGGGGAAGAACAATACGCCTCATACGCCGGGGTTGTATCGCAATATGGATATCCCCGCGCGGGGTGAGCAGTGGTGTAGCCGGTTTTGGCGGTTGATGCCGGAGATGTGGGTGCAGGACAATCACTACTCGTATCATGGGCGGGACGTGGATGGTGTGGTGTGGAATCTACGTCCTGATATCGCTGGTGCGAGTGTGGGGCGCGCGGCTGGTGTGTTGGTGCCGGAGTTCCCGGTTTTGTTTGAGCATCGCGATCCGTGGCGTACCGCGCATCGGCGGCGGGTGAAGCGGGAGTATTACGACATTCGTAATGCGGGTGAGTGGGAGCGTGTTCCTGAGGAGCGTCGCTACAACCCGCACGAGCGCGTGGCGGTGGATGAGGACACTCTCCGCGCCGTAACTACCTAACCATTGCCGCTGGGCACGCTTGGAGGTGCCAAGCGCGTGACGAAGGCGGCTAAGTCATCTAAGAGCGATACGGACATGGTGTGCCTGGAACTGAACCCAGGTAGCGCCGTGGATGTCTTGGGCGATCCGCCCGTGCTTTGGGTTGGCATGTTTCGTGACTTCACGAAGGCCGAAGCGAAAGGTCTTCTCGCGCTTCGTAATGAGCACGGCACCCCACTTTGTCGTATTCGCAGCGTGGGGGCTGAGTAGTGTCGCAGACCGCGAGCAATATCGTTCTTCCGGGGCCTTGCCTCATCTACATCGCAGCGTATTCAAGCTCGGCGCTTGAGGCGGCTCCCGCGTCTTCCGTTGCGAAGGGCACCGCGTGGGGCGGTGGGTGGACCGAAGTGGGGTTCACTCAGGGCGGCGTGGTTCTGAAGCCAGAGGTTGAGCATCTTACGCCCGACTTTGACCAGATCAACGCGCCAGTGGTGGATTTTATCACCGCGCAGCGCGGGATGGTTACTTTCGCGGCTGGCGAGGCGACCCTTACGAATATCAAGCAGGCGCTCGGTTACGGAACGGTAACGTCTGGGTCTACCGAGTCTTCGCTTGGGGTGAGCGCCACAGATGGCTTCCCGACGTACTACACCGTGGGCTTCGAGTGTTATGCGCCTGGCGCAACGTCTTCGAGCGCTAAGTATCGCCGCGCGATTGTTTGGAAGGCGCTTCCCAAGAACGAGCTTGAGTTGAAGGCGGACAAGAACGAGACGCAGCTTGTGGCTTACTCGTTTGAGGCTCGTTACGAGTCGCAGGCGGCCAGCACAGAGCGTCTGTGGAAGCTCATTGACCGCCAGGTCTAGCCGGTAAATCCATAGGCCAGGGAGGCCGCTTGTGAATGCAGGGACGTACGACCCATTTGCGATGGAAAAGCCGAAGCTGTGTCTTGGCGAGCATGGCGAGTGGTTGCTTGGCGACCTCACGGATTCGCGCGAAGCTGCGATTGGTGAAGCAATCAAGAAGCTTCACGACGTGGAGAGCCAGTCGGAGATCACAACGAAGGATTTCGCGCTGGCTGTTGGGGGGCTTTGCGAGGCCGCCTGCGAGAACGGGTCTGGGATCGCTGCGCTGCTCGTTGCTCTGTCAGATGAGGAGAAGCACGGCGACAAGGCGCTTGGCGCGAAGGCGTTGCGTGGTGCGTCTGACTTTATCTTTGAGTGGTACATGGGTGAGGCCACGGCGGGGGAAGGCTAACGCCGGAGGATGTGCAGGCTCTTGTCATCTTCCGGCACGCTTTCGGCATGGACCGCGCTTCGGTCGCCGCGCTACCTATTTGGGAGCGCGAGGTTCTGTTTAGCGCAGGGAAACACATCATGGGGCTCGGTGAGCAGGAGCCAAGTGTTCCCGGCCTTTCAAGCAGTGAGGTCGCGGCCATCCTTGGTGGGTGAGTCCTGATGGCTTCCTCGTACGACTTGCTGGTTCGGGCGCGTGGTGATTCTAGGGACGCGCAGAAGTCGCTGAGGGATTTGCAGGCGGCGAGTCAGCGCTTCAATAGTGGGTTTGGGCGCCACATGAAAAGCGCCGCGAAGTGGGGCTCGGTTGCGTTGGGCGCTGGGCTTGCGGCAACGGTGAAAATCGGTGCTGCTGAGCTTGCGGAGGCCGCGAAGGTTGGTGCTCAGACGAATGCGGTGATCCGCTCGACGGGTGGTGCTGCTGGGTTTTCGCGTAAGGAGTTCGAGAAGCTCGCATCGTCGCTAATGAAGGTGAGTGGCGTTGATGACGAGGTTATTCAGAGTGGCGAGAATCTGCTTGCGACGTTTGTGAAGGTGAAGGGGAAGGCGTTTGATGGTGCTACTCGTGCGGCGCTAGATATGAGTGTTGCGCTGGGTGAGGATCTGAATTCTTCGGTGATGCGGATCGGTAAGGCGTTGAATGATCCGATCAAGGGTGTTACTGCTTTGCGGCGTGTTGGGGTGCAGTTGACGGCGCAGCAGGAGAAGCAGATCAAGTCGTTTGTGAAGCAGGGCGACGTGATGCGGGCGCAGAAGGTGATTTTGCGCGAGCTGAATACGGAGTTTGGGGGTAGCGCGAAGGCGTTCGGGCAGACTGGTCCGGGGCAGATTGAGAAAGCTAAGCGCGCGTTTGAGGAGTTGGCTGCGAATCTCACGGGGCGGGTGGCTCCGTCGTTTGGGACGGTGGCGCGTGAGGCTACGCAGGTTATTCAGTCGATTGATCGGTGGTCGCGTACTGCTGATGGTGCGGCGGCGTTGGATCAGGCGCGGTATGCGGCTGAGCAGTTTGGTGGCGCGCTGCGGTTGGTTGGTCGGGGTGGTGTGGAGGTTGCGCGTGGCGCGGCACAGATGAGTGGCACTTTGTTGCCGTTGGCGGGTGCGGTGCTTGGTGCGGTTGCTGGTTATAAGGCGTACAAGACGGCTGTGGATGGCGCGAAGGCCGCTCAGTTGGCTTTCAATGTTGCGTCGAAGGGCAACCCGATTGGGTTGGCGGTGGGTGCTGCTGCGGCGTTGGGTACGGCATTTTTGGCAACGAAGATGCGGATGTCGGAGTCCGAGAAAGCCATTCGCGCAAACGAGCGCGCAATGAAGGATCTACGCGCCCAGGCATCAGCGCAGATTGATCTTGAGCTTGCGATGGAGTCTGGGAATGTTGCATTGCAGCGCGCCACCGTTGAGTACCAGCGTGCCGGTGTTGCCGTTAGGAATACGAAAAAGGGAACGAAGGAGTATCGCGAGGCGGTGTTGCAGCAGCGCGAAGCCCTGGTCGCTGTGAAGCAGGCACAACGCAGCGCGGACAAAGCCACCGACGAGTACAACAAGAGTCTTCGCAAGTCCAAGACCGAAGCTAAAGAGGTTACAGACAGACACCGCGCGTTGGTGGCTGAAAAGCGGCGCCTCGTTGCGATCCTGACACAAGACACATCGAAGTTTCGTATGGGATCCGCCGAGCTGGCAAAGCACAACACCGAGGTTCGCCTTGCCGCACGCCGGTACCAGGAAGTTGTGCGCGAGTTGAAGCGAACTGGCCCGGCTGCGTCTGAGGCCGCTCGTAAGTTCGACCTGATGACCGGGAAGGCGCTTGCCGGTGGCGCTGGGTTCGCGAAGATGCGCCGGCAGATGCAGCAGTTGAATGATGAGATAAATGCAATTCCGTCGTCCAAGACTTTTACGCTCAACATCGTCAAGAAATACAGCGGGATTAGCAACCCCTTCAAAGGCCCCGACGTACTACAACCCAAGAGCGGTATTCGCGGGGCGATGGGGAGCCGCATGGTTGGCCCGTTCCTTGGCGGCAAACAGACAGGTATCAACAGCCTCGGCCAGATCATCGGTGTGGCAAGCGCAGCCGACGCGCTTGAGTACGCAAACCTTCTGAATGACCCCACGGCAGAATTCTTGCAGGGCCGCGTTCAGATGAACCAGTACCTACTGAACCAAGCGATCCAGAACCAGACAAAGCTCCCGGCGCGTATCGCCGCGCTACGCGCCGAAATAAAGAAACTATCGAACGAAATTCGGAAGCTGAATAGGCTGCGTAAGAAGACCGAGAGCGCGAAGCGTCGTAAGCAGCTCGCGAAGATGATCAAGGCGAAAGCTAAGCGCATCCAGAAGCTCAAGGAGAGGATTGAGAAGCTCACGGGCCAGTTGGAGCAGTTGCCGCAGGATATTTTGCAGATCGCTTCTGATATCGCGTCTGACCAGGATGCGATAGAGGATATGGGCGCGGGCGGCGCCGCTGGTGGTAGCGGCGGTAGCGGCGGTGGTAGTGGTGGTGGGTTGGCCGCGGTCCTTGGTCAGCTTGTTTCGAGTGGGTATCAGGTGTCGTTTGCTGATGGGTCGCAGAGCAGCGGAACGGTTGGTCCTGGTGCAGCGAAGTCCTCAAGCGGCGCGGCGCGTGGCGGAACGACCATCATTGTAAACGCCGCGGGATCCGTCCTCAACGACCCACACGCGCTCGCCGGCCGCCTAGCGTGGGAATTACGCAATCGCGACCTCGCAGGGAGAATGTAAATGCCCGCCTACCAGCCCCGCGCAGACAGAGACGTAGTGTATTTCGACGGCGCGGCCGTAAACACCATCAGCCTCTTCCGAAAAAACGTCGGCATAAGCATCGACAGCATAGAAGGCTGGGAGGGTGGATACGAACTGCGCGACGTTCGCGAACAACTCGCAGGGCGCGATGGGGAGCGCGCTGACGCGCTCCTTGCCGGAGGACGCACCATCACCATCAATGGGATGGTGTACGGAGCGTCATGGGAGGACGTGCAAAGCAGGAAACGCGATCTCGCCGCGATCTTCGCGCACAACTCCACCGAGGGGCTGCTAAAGGTTCCCGATCCAACCAGCTCGGTTGAGTCTTCTTTCTACGAGTACGCGAACGATCTTTCGCCCGTTGCGTATTGGAGACTCGGAGAGAGTTCGGGAACGTCAGCGCTGTCCGCAACTGGCTCATACACGGGAACCATTGCCGGCAACCCCACGCTCGGAAGCGAGGGGGCAATAACCGCGGATGAGGATACGTGCATTGATTTTGATGGAACGGGCGACTATGTGCAGGTGGCGTACGCGGCGGCGCTGAACCCGTCGACGTTTACGGTGTCGGCGTGGGCGTGCGTTGACGGTGGCGCTGGCACATCACGCGGCGTGTGTGGCGCCAGAAACGCAGGCTCCACAGCAGGGTGGAGGCTCTACGCCACCGCCGCAAACGTATGGTCTGCAACGCTCTACGACGCTGGCGGCCAGTCCGCTGCGGTCGTTAGCAGCACCGCCGCCACTGTCGGGGAGTGGTTTCACCTTGCGTTGAAGTATGACGGCACCACTCTGACGTTCTATATCAACGGCGCGTCTGTAGGTACCAGCACCGATACGTTCGTGGCAAACAGTACCGACGATTTCTTTATCGGCGCGTACGACGAAGCGATCGTTGCACCGTTCAACGGCAAGATTGATGACGTTCTGCTGTTCAACACGCCCCTTACCACGGACCAGATTTTGCAGCTGTATCGGCGCGGGTCCGGGGAGGTCGCCAATAACGACACAACCGGGTACGAGCATTCCACTTGTCGCGTGATTGATCCAGTTCGTTTCGGTGATCATGTGGGGCTTGGCGCCTGCCCGTATACGGTTGTGCTTCGCGCGTCTGATCCGCGCATCTACCACGACTATCCAGAGTCGGGTAGCGGCGCTGGCGTTGCAATCAGTAACGGCGGGCAGTGTGAGGCGCCAGTGACCCTCACATGCACAATGCAATCGGGCTTGCCCAGCGTGGAGATTGATCGGATCGCAGCCGACACGGGCGGCCAGATCGGATTCATTCTCGACCGCCTATCCGGTAGCGATGTGGTTGTAGTACGAACCGGGGACCGCACCGCGGACTGGACAACAACGTACCACAACGGACGCCTGAAGCTGTTCGATCCAATCGCGTATTGGCGCCTCAACGAAACGAGCGGCACCACAGCCGACAATTGCGAAGGCACATCATCGTACGACGGGACGTACACAAACACCCCGACACTAAACCAGAGCGGGCACGCTTCAAGCATTGTTTCTACCAGCTTTGACGACGCCTCGTCTGAGTATGTGACCGTGCCGTTCGCTGCGGCGTTGAATCCCGCGGTGTTCAGTATCGAGGCGTGGTGCCTATTCGATGACGCCTCGGGCGCTGGCGCGATAGCTGGATCGTTCCGCAACAATGGCGGCGCATACACGGGCTGGTCACTGCGGCGTTCTGGCAACTCGCTAGTGTTGCAGTGGTGGACTGGCTCGGGTACAACAGAGGGTTCGCTGCAAGCGTTCACGGCGCTCGATGCCGCAACGTGGTACCACATTGTCGCGGTTATGGGCGAGGACGGCCCACGCCTGTACATCGACGGCGAGTTGCAGGTAGCGATCTCGTTCACGAACGCCGGAGCGGTCTTCAGCCCGGTCACAGCTAGCAGCGCCTTCACAATTGGGCGCGTCACTGACGGGGGCGGTAACGCCTACATCGACGGTAAGATAGATAACGTCGCACTGTACGCGCAGGCGCTCACAAAGCAACAGGTCGCAGACCTGTACGCCGCCAGCGCCGCCAGCGCAACATTTGAGAACTACGGCGGCTACGTCATCGAACCCGCGATGACGGAATGGTTCAACATACCAGTCGGTACCACAACTATCGACGAGGGCAGCCTTCAGGACCTGGCGTACAGCTTCCGCGAGGCGCGCCTCTGATGGCACAGTACCAGTGGGTCATACAGGCGCGAAACGGTACGCCCTATGGCGAGCTTGAAAACCTCACGAGTCGCGGTTTCAGTATCCCGATCAACCGCCCCCCCGAAGCACGCGGAACGATCCGTCCAGACGACGCCAGCCCAGCACGCCAAATCATTCGCAAGGGTGGCGATTCTGAGCTTGTCATCTACCGTGACGGAACACCAATCGAGAGCGTATTCCAGCTCACGAACGTCGCGCCAGCAGGGGATGAGAGCGGAGAGCGCATCGAACTTGGGTGGCTAGGGATCCTCTCTTACCTCCAGCTTGGCACAGCGTACGCGGCAACGTCATATGCGACAACGGCACAAAGCCGAATAGCTTGGGGACTGATAAACACCTTCCAGGCGCGAACAGGTGCCAGCGCCTACGGGATCACGGATTTCGGGGCGCCCACAACCGACCCCACAAAGAGCGTTACCTTTGAGCAGGACACCGACATTCTCGATGCAATTATAGCGCTGTCTGAACGGTCTAGCGGGTTTGATTTCGGGATCGACGCTGGCCGCCGGTTTCGCTGCTACTACCCGCAGCGCGGCGAGGACAAGAGCGGCCTACTTACCCTCCAGTATGGCGTGAACGTCGACACGTACCAGTTCGTATGGGATACCAGCCCCGGACAGATTGGTACTGATTTTCGGATTGTTGGCGCGGAAACCACAGCAGTATTTACCGCCACGGACGCAACCGCCCAGGCGCAGTACGGGCGACGCGAGATTAGCGTCCAGGTTTCCGACTCGATAAGCGAAACCACGAACCTCCAAGAATGGGTCGATAACGCAATCGTAGAGCGCGACCACCCGCAGGCAATCCCGCGCGTACGCCTTTCGCGCGACCACCTATCACTCCCTTGGGGCTCGTACTGGGTCGGAGACACCGTGACACTCAGCATTCCCTCGGCAGACATCTATGGAAAGTTCCGCATCGTGCAACTGCACTGTGATTTGGATGAGAACGATAACGAAACCATTCACCTGGATCTGAACGAAGCATGAGCCGTGTAAAATTCATCAGGAATGCCTTGGCGCCACCCGCCGAGAACGCAACAAACAGCGCGCTACTCGGGGATCGTCGTCGCTTGCGCGCAGCGGAGGTTGCGCTGCGTACCGCAGTGAGTAAAACACGGTTCGCAGCGAAGGGAGATTTGCTTAGCGCAAGCGCAGCGGGAACACCCTCCACGGTGTCGCTGGGTACGGCTGGGCAGGTGCTCTACGCCAACGCGCACGCAAACGACACAGACGGCTTGAACTATGGCTACCCCCAGGCGGTTGGGGAGCAGACGCTGATGCGCGCCCTGGGGTACGACGGGCTCTGCATGAGCTGTCCAATTGACGAGGCCAGCGGCGCGTCCGTTGCGCTCGTTGATGGCAAGGTCATCTACCAGGCGGTGTACCTGCCATACCGCGCGACGATCACGGGCGTGTATTTTTTGCAGCGCGTATCGGGTACCAGTACCATGACGACCGCAAAGGTCGGGCTCTACACGTATTCTGGTGGCACGCTCACGCGCGTGGCGTCTTCATCCAACGACACGACCCTCTTCAAAGGGACAGCTGACACGTTCACAAAGAAGGCGTTTTCAGCGACGTATGACGCGGTGCCGGGCCTCTACTACGTTGCTTTGTTTGCTGATTGGTCTGTGGCTGGTACCGTACCAACGCTTGGGCTGCGCGCGTCGTATGGGCTCGGCCTACCTGCGGCGATGTCCCAGGCGATGGGGTACGCAGTTACCGGGCAAACAGACCTGGACGCCAGCGAAACGGCGGCGGGTGCTTTCAACCAGCCATACTGGGTTGATTTGTACTAGGTAGTTACCCCTCGCGCGGGTGTGCTCATGTGCATGAGCGAATCCCCCAGGGCACCGCACCCAAAAGTCAAAGCCGGTGGCGCTGCGGGCGCGGCGAGTGTCGTGCTCGTGTGGTCGCTCGGGCAAGCCGGTGTAGGTGTTCCGCCTGAGGTTGCGAGCGCGCTCACGGTACTCTTGAGTAGCCTGGCTGCGTACCTGAAGAGGGTCGCATGATCCGGCGCCGGTACGGCGCGTTCGGAACCAAGGGGCCGCGTCGCGGATTCCGCTGGAGCGAAGTGTGGTGCAAGGACGGCAAGCGCTCCCTACCATCGACACGCACTGAGCGGCGTCGACTCGTACGCCAAGCGATCTACCTAAACCGATTACGCCGCAGGATCAAGCGCGGCTATGGCGGCGCGGGCCGCGTGGCGCGCGTATCCATTGTCGTGACGAGCTGGTACCGCACGCCCGAATATAACGCCACCCTTCCCGGCGCTGCAACGAACAGTCAGCACACTCAGAGTCGCGCTACGGATATCAACGCGGTGGTGATCTATAAGAACGGGGGGCGATACAAACTACCACCCCCGGTGCTCGCGTCGTTTGCTGAGAAGGTCCGCGCGTTTCGTCGCGGCGGTATCGGAACGTACGCTGCGTTTGTTCACGTTGATCATCGCCCAGACGGCCCCGCGCGGTGGACGGGCTGACAGGTGAGTAGTGTGGACTCCACAGTCCTGTTGGTGGGTGTGCTGCTCGCTGCGGTTGTGCTGCTGGCGGTCGTTGTGTTCGGCCGGCGTCTTGATGCCAGTATCGGGCGTGTTCATTTCGAGCTGAAACCAAACGGTGGTAAGACGCTGCGTGACGCGATTGATCGACGATTTGATCGTGTGGAAGACCGCCTAGATGTGCTAGAGGCCAAGTCCAACAACAGTTAGGGGTCTGTGTGGCGTGGTATCGGGACGAGGAAACCCTTCGAGCCGAAGTCCAGAAGCACGGTAGTCTGAGCGGAGCGGCGCGCGCAAACAAAACCCCCGAGCCAACAGTGCGCCACTGGGGGAACAAGTACCAAATCAAGGGCAGCCACTCGCACACGGCGTTCGCGTTTCGTGCCCCGCCACCCCCACCGCTAGTTCCGATAGAGGACGCGGAGTTGCGCCTTGAAGGTGACTTCAGCGTATCGAACGATTGGCACGCGCCACTCATTCACTACGACACGTTTCACCGCTACCTTGAGGACACGTACAGGCACGGCCTGGAGCGGATGGTAGTTGTCGGGGATATGACCAACCAGGACGCCCTTGCGCAGCATGAAGACAAACAAGCTGGCGCGGGGATGGGCCCCGAGATGCAGCACCTGCACTACGCGGTAGAAACAGCACTGGACGTAGTGAAAGAGATCATCGTTACGTTCGGGAATCACGACCGGCATCACGCACAGAAAGCGCGCGTGTCGTTCGAGAAAAGCATCCGTATGCTGCTGTGCGACCTACCGCCCGAGAAGCTCGACCGCATCAAGGTAACCGCTCGGGATTATGTGATTGTGGACACTGAGGAGGGTGAGTGGCGGTTGTGTCATACGCGCAGCTATAGCCGCTTGCCGCTTGCTTACCCAGACAAGCTCGCGAAGCGGTGGATGCAGCACATCTACGGCGCGCATCGTCACCACTTGGCGCAGGGGTTCGCTGCGAATGGCAAGATGATTGTGGACGGTGGGATGATCGCGGACCAGTCCCGTATGGCGTACTTGCATAAGTACACGAATGATCTACCGAAGATGCAGAACGGGTACAGCCTACTTATCGGCGGGCGCATGCACACCCCAATGCTGTATTCCTAGGGAACCTGAAGGCCCCACTGCAAGCACACTGCAAGAATCCAGTGAAACACGGCGAGCCCGGCCGGCGATTGTACTCGGTGTGTGGAAAATTTCGGCAGGGTAGGTGATGTTGTGCTGCACTCTGAGCTGAATGAGTTGGTGGGCGAGCTGTTCGCGAAGCTGAGTTGCCAGGATCGGGCGGTCGCGCAGCTTGAGCTGATTGAGCGGCATGCGATGGGGATAGCGCAGGCAGCGCGTAAGCTGAAGACACTGATTTTGGGCGTTGACCACTACGGCCAGGACGTAGCCTAACTAGGGCGCCAACTCGGGGTATTCGTCCTGGCACTGCTGGACAGTGGTGTCAGGGTCAGCGAGGCACTCGTCGTACGGCGAGGCGTCGGGCTTGGGAGCAGACTTCTTTTTGGCCGGCGTGTCTTGCTCAGCTTCGATGGTCGTGTAGATCCCTGCTGATATCCCAATAAGGGCCGAGAGAAGCAGAAGCGCAAGGACCCACCCAAGTCGGCGGTTGATGCTCGCGAGAAGCGCGGTGTTGTTGTCCGTCACGTTCGTTCCATGAGCTTGTCTAGTTTCTCGTTGAGGGCTGTGAATTCTTTGCGTATCCAGTCGGACGGGACAAGCTCCCATCCCTTTGGTGGTTCATAGCCCAGCTCGCGCGGATCAATTCTAAACGCCTCGGCCACCGCGCGAAGGTTTTCAAGGGTCGGGTTTTGGGTCCCGCGCTCCCACCCGCCGTACGTTCCCAACTGGACCCCGACTAGGGACGCTGCTTCGTTCTGCGTTAGTTCGCTGCGCTCTCGCATCTCGCGGAGCTTGGTTCCATATGTCCATGCGCTTGGCACGCGATCACTGTACGTTTTTCCGCATTTTGCGGACATTACGTCGGCAGTATGTTGCATGCGTCATCCTCGGTGTGTATTGTGCGTCATACATTCACCGAACACGAGATGCCAGATGTCAATCGCACAGGAAATCAGGGCGCTTCGAGCGTGCCGAACACAAACCCAGGACCAGTTCGCGCGAGAGGTAGGAGTCACGCGCCAACAGGTGGTTTTGTGGGAATCCGGCAAGTCCAGCCCCTCGATTGCGAATCTTCAGGCGCTTGTTGGGCTCGGCTTGAGCCCCGAATTTTTGATGGGCAGCGTACCCCCAGAACGCTTCACCACAACCCCACCCAGACAAGAAGGCGCCGCATGAGGCCGCCCCACAAGCCCACACAGGAAACACCGCGACACCCCGATGCGTGGCGCGCAACCCTACTCCCCACACACAAGGGTTGCGCGCCAACGCAAACCACCGGCTGGGCAATCTTCCTCGCCACATGCACCCTCTTTCTCTGGGCGGTAACACACTAATGAGCACCCGCCACCAATCCCGCATGAGCGCGCTCGACTACTGCGAAGAATCAGCGCGCCGCTACTGCGAACTATCCGAAACCGACCCAGTACTCAAGCTGTTCGGCCGCGCGCTTCTTGACCTGATCTGTGACGCGCAGTACGCCACCGAGAACCCCGCCGCACACCCGCGCGTGCGGCCCGATGCGGTGGATTATGTGAGCGCCGCGTACCGCGAATGGGACGCCGTATGACAAGCGAACTCACCGCCGCTAGCGTGAAAAAGCTCCGCGCTCCCTTCACGCCCGAAGCCATCAAATGGCGAGCCGACCAGAAAATCCCCGCACGCGACGGATCGGTGCGATGCCTGCCCTACATTGACTCGCGCCTCGCGAACGAACGCCTCACAGACGTGGATCCCGCATGGACCGCGGACTACCGCTTCCTCGCCGGCACACCCGGCGACCCGGTAGGACTCAAGGCCAACGCCCCAACAGCGTGCGAACTAACGGTCCTCGGTGTCACGCGGCGAGGTATGGGCCAGCTCGACTCCACCCGGCAGGACGGCAAGTACGCCAAGAGCGCCGTCAGTGACGCCCTCAAGCGTGCAGCAGTGGAGTTCGGAGTAGGAGCGTTCCTCTACGCCCTCCCAACATTCAAAGTGGACAGCAACGGCTACTGGATGGGAAAAGGCAAGGACGCGAAGGGCAACCCCATCGACGTGGTGAAAGGGCTCACCCCGGACGGCGTGAAGCAGCTCCGCGCGCAGTACAAGAAGATCGTAGAGCACGCCAAGTTTCAAGAGCGTTTCGGTGCCCCAACGGATTACGGGGATGTGCAGGACGATGAGCGCAGCGCCGAGCCCGACCTTCCCCCAGCCCCGACCCTAGATGTACCCGCGCGCGCGCACGTGCGCGCGAAAGGAACGGCGCCATGACCGGGGGATTCCGGTGCGACATACCAGGCTGCAATGCGTTTATGACCCGGATCGTGGGCGTATGGGAGCACCACCGCTGGAACCCCCACAAAGAACGATTTGAAAAAGAGCTAGCGCACCTGTGTGAGGAATGTGCTGCTCCATTGAGCGAAACGATCGGCCTCTTTGAGTCCGACGCGGAGGACGAGACAGACGCCGCGTAGCGGTGCGGGGAGAACCAGAAACTATGTGGGATAGATCACTACGCGCGCTTGAGGCGAGACACCGCCTTGAGCGTGAACTACACACAATGCCGTATGCCGAATACCTACGAACAGACCACTGGAAGCACCTACGCCACCAAGCGCTCCAACGCGCGGAGTTCGCGTGCCAGGTGTGCAACCATGCTGGCGGGCGTCTTGAGGTACACCATCGTACCTATGAGCGGCGAGGGCACGAAGCGCTTACCGATCTTACGGTGTTGTGTGCGGCGTGCCATAGCTTGTTTCACTCGCGGATTCGGGTGGCGTCGTAGCGTGGCACGGGATTTCTGGACATGGAGTACCGGCGCTGGACGCAGGGGCACGGTCAGGCGGGCGTCAAGGCGAGCTGACGATGGGTTCGCTGTAATGGGGTGCTGTATGGCGATGCTCGACCATGCACGCGCTGAGAGCCACCACAAGGACAACCCCGAAGGGGTATTTGACACCACAATCGCGGACCTGGCGGCTGACTACCACACCTCCGAGAAGATCGTGCGACAGTGCCTGGATGCGCTCTTGAGTACAGAGTGGATTCGCCTAAAGGGCGGTTCGCCCATGAGCGTCAATGCGGACGCTGACTTGACTATTCGGGTTACGAATTTCAACACGTTCAATGTGCCGAAGGGTGCGCCCGTTGAGCGAAAACGTGAGTCCAGGGCACGCAAGTTGTCCCTCAGCGCACACCACCCCGAGGAAGCGGAAAATCCACGGGATTTGCAGGAAGATGTCACATGGTGTCACGCCAAGTCACAAAGTGTCACCCACAATCACAATAACAAAGACATACCTACTGCTGCTAGATACGCTTCGACGCGCGAGGCGCATACGCAGCAGCAATCATCAACGGATGAAGTGGTAATGCAGGCCGCTGCCGACCTATTCGGCACGCTATTCAACAGCGGCGGCCCCGCCAAAGCGCGCAACTTCCTCGACCTGCAACGAATGGCCAACAGCTTCCAGCCAGCCGAAATCCTCGAAGCCGTCGAAGAACTAACCCGCCAAGCCGAAGACCCAGACAGCCAACCAGTCCGCGACCCAAAACGCCTATTCCCCTCGGTGATCCGCCGCCTCCGCGAAGGACGACTAGAGATCCAACGGCCCACCACGATCACCAGCCCCCCCGACCTACTCAAAGCCGGCGAAGTGCGCTGGAACGATGCGGAGGGCGAATGAGCAAGCCAACAAACACAATCCCCCAAAACCTCGAAATGGAAGAAGCAGTCCTCGGCGCGATCCTGCAATCACCAAAAGCATTCGAAGCGGTCGAACAAACCGGACTCAAGGAAAGTGACTTCTACCGAGAATCCCACCAAACGATCTACCGAGCGGTACTCAGCGTCGCGGAGCGCGACGGCAAAGTAGACGAACTAACAGTCTCCACCGAACTAGAACGCCAAGGACACCTCCAACGCGCAGGCGGCACAGTGGGGCTCTACACACTCACCCAGCGAGTCCCCGCAATCGCAAACGCACAAGCCTACGCCAATGAAGTGATCGAACAAGCCCGCCGCCGATTCCTTGTAAACGTCGGCCACCAGATCACCAAGCTCGGCTACGAACCAGGAAGCGGACAAGCCCGCGACCTCATCAACCGCGCCGCCGAGCTTGTAGCAGGAATCGAAGCAGACACAGAAGCCGACGAATGGGTGACACTGGACGAGTTACTGCAACCCATCTACGACCAGGCATCCGAACGCTACCGTGACGGAATCAGCCCCGGCCTACAAACAGGCTTCACAATTTTTGATGAGCGGGTCGGGGGCCTGCACCCAACGGAACTCACAATCGTGGCAGCACGCCCCGGTATGGGCAAGAGCGCGTTTGTCACGAACATCGCGGAGTATGTGGCGGTCGAGCTTGGCAAGGACGTTGCGATTGAAACGCTTGAAATGAGCGCGCCAGAACTCGCGTCCCGCATTCTCAGCAGCCAAGCAAGGGTAAGTGGTAAGCGCGTCCGGCAGACCGTGCCAAGAGCCGAGGACTTCACACCGATGTTCGAGGCTATGCAGCGTCTCCGCGAACGAGCACCCGGACGCATTCACATCGGAGCGTCCGGCAGTGCTACGCCATTCGGACTGCGGATGAAGTGTCGCCGCTTAGCGAAGCGGTTGAAGCGGCAAGGGCGCGAACTGAGCTTGGTGGTTGTGGACTATTTGCAGCTCGTTGATGCGGACGGCAGACACGACAACCGAACTGCGGAGGTCACGCAGATCAGTCGCCAACTGAAGCGCCTAGCGATGGAGTTGAACGTCCCGGTGGTAGCGGTCGCGCAGCTGAATCGTGGGGTGGAGTTACGCGCTGATAAGCGGCCCCTGCTCAGCGACCTACGCGAGTCGGGCTCGTTGGAGCAGGACGCAAACGTCGTGGTGCTCCTGTACCGGGACGATTACTACAACAAGCAGAGCATGGAGCCGAACGTGTGCGAGGTGAACATCGCCAAGAATCGTAACGGCTCAACGGGGGTGCTTACGCTTGGCTGGGAACCACAGTTCACTCGGTTTACGAACATCAGGCAGAGGACGGCGGCGTGAGTAGTTATTGGTGTGAGACGTGTGAGCAGCTTGCGGTTGAAACGTACAACCTGGAGTGCGGGTTTTGTGACTCGCCGCTCGTTGAGTTGGATCCGTTCGAGTTGGCGTCGGTGACGCTGCGGGCTAGTTATGTGGCGTCGTTTGTTCGGGAGGCTGATCGGTTGATGGTGGTGGCGAAGTGAAGTGTCACGCGGACATGCATTTGGAGCTATTAGCGGCGGTTGTTGTTGGTGAGGGGGCTTCTGCTGCGGCTGCTCGGCTTGGTGAGTTTGTGGCTCGTAATGCAACGAGTGTGCAGTTTGGTAGGCGGGTGGATTTTGTGGATGGGTCGAGTTTGATTCGGGATGTTGCTGGCGCTGAGTGGCGCATCCAAACAGGAGTACAACGATGATCCTTGAGGACGCAATCAGGACATATGTTCAGGAGATCACGGCGTCGCCGGATTGGTCGCCGCGGTCGGTGGAGCGGTACAGTCGCCAGCTTGCGAAGTTTCAGCGACACGTCGGCGCCACCACGCCCGTTGAGGAGATAACTCCAGCATCTTGCCGCTCATACCTGGCGACGTTCACGGAGCACGCAGCGAGCACCGTTGCATTGGATCACACGATCCTACGAAGCTTCTTTCGCACACTTGTTTTGGACGACGTGATTGATGCGAATCCGATGGACAAGGTACGCCGCCCGAAGGTATTGCCGTTGCGTGATCGTCCACGTGTGCGGATCACCACAGAGCAGGTACAGATGATGCTCACAGCCGCGGAAACGTGGCCCGAGAAGCTTTGTTTGAACGTGCTGGCATATACCGGTGTGCGGCGTTCAGCTGCGAGCGCGTTGCGCTGGGCTCACGTCGACGGTAAGCGCCATACGCTGACATTTACCGAGAAGGGCAATAAGCGGATCACGAAGCCAATTGCCGATGAGTTGCGGCGCGTGTTCACGGCGTACATCATCGCCGAGGGCCCTCAGCGGCCGGAGCAGTGGGTGATCCCAAACAAGATTCGTATTCCCACCGACCGCGAGCGCCAGTCGAAGATCATTTGGGACTTGGTGAAAGGCGTCGCGAACCGGTGTGGGGTGAGGGCGCATTGTCATTCGATGCGCGCTGCGTTCGCGGTGCATTTTTTGCGCACGAATCCCGCGCAGCTGGAGGCGTTACGCCAACTCATGGGCCATACCGCAATTAGTACCACACAGGGGTACCTTGATGAGCTAGAGGGAGAGGACGCTATGCGTGTTGTGGAGCGATTGTCGTTTGGAGCTGCGGCATGAGCGAGTTGGTTGAGATAACGATCACAGCCCAACGCGGCGACGCACTAAACATCGCCCGACGCCTAGCCGACGGCGGCGTAATACGGATCCCCCACTCCTGTGGTGGGCCAGAGCTGGTATTGCGGTGTGAGCGGCATAACCCGTCGGTGGAGGGCTATGAGCAGGCTCCACGATGGGAGGAGGCGGTATGACAATGGAACGAAGCTTTCAGGAATTGACCTGCAAAACGAAAGGGACGAACTAACGTGACCACAACAACCATCGACCCCGAACGCCTTGAAATATTCAAGGAAGCCGCCATCGCAGGCGGATCACACGGCACCCTCGACCTAAACGCAGGGGTCTGCGCGATGGAATGGGCGGCGTACCTCGGTGGCGAATGCGACATCGACGGGCGACCAACCGACGCACCCCAGTGCGTGAGCCCCACGATCCGCCGATTTATGATCCGGTGGAACGATCGCCTGCGCAGCGACGACGCCCGAAACCGTGCGCTGCGCGACCTGATCCCCCTCACGGTCGGTACCAATGGCAGCAACGAGCTTGAGGCCAAGCGGGAGCAGATGCTCACCGACTGGGTGTTCACCGCTGGCCTTCCGGACCTGTTCAGGCGCGCTGGGCTGGACGAGCATGCCGACAACATCGCGACCAAGAGGACGTGGGATGCGGTTCGCGAGGCGCGGCAGGCTGCGTGGGACAAGGCGGGATTCAAGGGCTATTGGGTGTGGCGGGATGCTTCGCGGGCCAAGGTCCGCGAAGCGGTGAAATCCAAGCTGGCCGAGAAGCCTGCTGCTGCTGTTGCTGCTGTTGCTGCTG